AAAAAAAATGGAAAACATTGACACTTGGAAATCAAAAGTCGTCGATATTGCAGCTGTTGATTTTGAGACAGCAAATTTTACGAAGCCCGCTCAGTCGGGCGAATAGCAGTCGAGTTAGCAATAGCGACTGGGATACCACCAGATTATTGGCTGAATGCAGAACCCGATTTATGGGCAACAGCCATAGACGTATTGAACGAGCGCAATAATGGGTAAAGCAATCAGTCTTGTTCCAGTTGATAAAGATTATCGAGCATTACTTCGTGCATTTGGCAAAATGGATGAAATTGCTAAAAATGATATGAAACAGATTGCTAAAGATTTAGCAGAACGTGGTGCAGCTTATGCTCAAGGTTCAGCATCACGCGCGCCATATAATACTAAACAAGCTGTTGCAGTTGCAGATTCTATTAAAGTTTCCAAATCAGATAAAGCACCATCATTTAGTATTGGTGGTCGTGCCAAAGTTGGCTCTAGTGCTTTCAGTGCTGGTTATGTGATAATGGGTTCAGAGTTTGGATCTAAACAGTACAAGCAGTTTCCTAAGCGTTCTCCGTCTCAAGGTCGGGGTAACAAAGGTTGGTGGTTGTATCCCGCTATGTCCAGATTTCAACCAACAATTGCAAAGGAATGGTTAGCAGGTTTTGAAAAAGTTAGAAACGCTTGGATGGGTAGAATTTAATGGCTGATATTAGAACACTTAAATTAGCACTTCTTGCTGACACAAAAGACTTTATTGATGGCTTGGATAAAGCCGATAGAGAAACAAAATCTTTTAACAATAAACTGGAAGATGCCTTAAAAGTTGGTGCTGCTGCATTTCTTGCCGTTGGTGCAGCTGCTGGAGCTATGGCTGTTAAAATTGGTATAGACGCTGTTAAAGCCGCAATAGATGATGAAAAAGCCCAACTTAGTTTGGCACAGACTTTACGCAACACAGTCAAAGCCACAGATGCACAAATTCAAGCCACAGAAAATTACATAGATGCAACAGCTAGAGCAACGGGCATAGCAGATGACCAGCTTCGTCCGAGCCTAGATAGACTTTTGAGAAGTACTTCTGATTTGACTAAAGCACAAAAACTTCAACAATTAGCCCTTGATATTTCTGCTGGTACAGGAAAAGATTTAGCCTCAGTAACAGAAGCTCTAGCTAAAACTTATGACGGAAACTTTGGGGCACTTAAAAGACTTGGTGTACCACTTGATGAAAACATTATTAAAACTAAAGATTTTGATGCAGCCACAAAAGCATTAAGTGAAACATTTGCAGGGCAAGCAGATATAGCAGCCAATTCTTTTGCTGGCAGAATGTCAAGAATTAAAATTTCAATAGATGAAGCCAAAGAAACATTAGGATTTGCTTTACTCCCAGTACTAGAAAAATTTGCTACTTTTGCCACAGATACTCTTGTACCTGCCCTTGATGATTTTGTTGCAGGTTTAACAGGTGAAGATTCTAGATCAGTTAAAACAGCTTTAAGGGACGCTAAAGGTCGAGTAATTGAATTCAAAGACAATTTAACTGACACAATAGGTAGTGAAAGTTCTGGGGCTTATGGTCTTGGTCGAGCAGTTAGAGATTTGGCTGAACAATTTGCAAGATTTAATGCCGCATTATCAGGTGCAAATGGTGAAGATGGTTTAAAATCATTCTTAACCAATTTAACTTCCTTGCTTGAATTGATTAACAAAATTATTGCACCTTTTGCCAAACTGGTTGAATTGTCACAAAGTTTTGCTCAAAGCCAAAGCCAAGTAAGAATAGATGTACCAGATGCAGGCGTATCACAAAAAGTTGGTAACGCAGTTAATAACGTTATTGTTAACGTTGCTGGTGCTATTGATCCACAAGGTGTTGCAAGAACTGTAACCAAGGTTCTTGGTACTGCTTCTAAAACTTCTGGTATTAAAGTTCCTGCTTCAGCTATTAGAGTTGGAACTCGTTAATTGTGCCAGTATTCACTCCGACTCATAAAATAACTATTGCTGGTGTTGAACAAACCAGCGACATTCTTAATGGTGGAACGATTAACTATGGTCGTGTTGACATATTTGATTCAACGCAACCAAGTTACTGCAACATTGAATTAGTTAACCTTTCAGGTGCAAGCCCAACAGTTAACTTGCTTGATTCAATTGTTATTGAAACTAAAGATACGTCTGGGGCTTGGATTAAACTATTTACAGGTGAAGTTTCATCTGTTTCTAATACTTTATCTGGTGCTGGTACTGGTGGCACTTTTGCAAATGTGCTACAAATTCAGGCACAAGGTGCTTTATCAAAACTTGTTAAAAGATTTGCTGGTCAAGTTGCTTACCCATCAGAACTTGATGGCGCACGTATAACCAGAATACTCCAGGAAACACTTTATACAGCTTGGGAAGATTTAAGCACAACACTAACTTGGAATGATTTGCCTTTAACAACAACTTGGGCTAATTATGGTGTCCAAGGAATTGACACAATTGACGCAGGACGATACACACTTCTTTCAAGAGCTGCAAGTTCCGATAATGCTTACGATATGGTCAACAACACCTCATTTTCAGGTCTTGGTTATATGTATGAAACCACAGCAGGAAACATTGGTTACGCAGATGCTGAAAGACGCACAAACAACTATGGAACAAACCTAATACCATTAACAGCATCAACTGTTGCATCAGAAGGCATACAAACCCGACTACAACTAGCAGACATTGTCAACAGCGTTGTCGTCCAATATGGTGATCCAGTAGCAGAAGTAGAAGCCATAGATGACGTCTCAGTAAATCTTTATAGTGTTGTACAACAAGTCAACAGCACACTTTTGGCTAACTCAACAGAAGCCACAGCACAAGCTACAAGATTCGTTGCTTTAAGAAGTATCCCAAACACAGGCTTTGATTCACTCAGCTTAGATATTGCCAACCCTAATTTAGACGACACAACCAGAAATTCTCTGCTAGGTGTAACTATGGACAAAGCCCTCTTTGTTTCTAGCTTGCCAGTTGGCTTATTCCCAACAGGCGAATTTGAAGGCTTTATTGAAGGCTGGACTTGGACACTAGGCAAAAACACACTTGATCTTCAAATGATTGTAAGTAACAAAATTTACTCAACAGTTGATGTACAATGGGAAGACTACAACCCAGCAACTCAATGGCAAAATCTTGATAGTGTATTGACTTGGGCCGACTTAACGATAGGATAAATAACTATGGCAACAACTACAACCAACTTTGGGTGGGCAATTCCCACAAGCACAGACCTTGTAAAAGACGGCGCAACCGCTATCGCAGCTCTTGGTAACGCAGTAGATTCAAGCGTTTCAACAATAACTTTAAGAGACGTAGCAGGAACAACAGACACATTAGTTTTAGCAGATCTTAAAAACAAACTTATTAGATATTCCTCAACCTCAAACGTTGCGGTAACAATTCCTCTTAACTCATCTGTTGCTTTCCCCGCAGGCGCAGTAATTAACGTAATTAAAACTGGTTCAGCTGGAACAATAACTATTTCAGGTGCAGGCGGTGTGACTGTTGCTTCAGCAGCTGTAACTTCTGCTTCACCAACTATTACTACCCAATACGCAGCAGCTTCTTTAATAAAAATTGCTACCGATACTTGGTACGTTGTTGGAAATATAGCTTGATCCATGCTGATTTTAGGAATTACAGGTGGCGCACCTAAAGTTAGTTTAGATATCATCACAATCGCCGGTGGCGGTGGTGGTGGATATAACTCTGCTGGTGGTGGTGGAGCAGGTGGAATTTTTTACGCAAGTGCTCAAAAATATGCCAAAGGCACACTTTGTTCAATAACTGTTGGTGCTGGTGGCATTGGTGGAACAAGTGGTTCAGGTCCTGCAAATGGTAATAATTCAAGTTTTGCAAGTTTAACTGTTGGTACAGGTGGTGGCCGAGGTGGTCGCGCCGGTACAGGTTTTGCTGGCGGTTCAGGTGGAGCAGGTTCAGGTTTCACAGGTGGCGCAAGTCGTGCTGGTGGTGCTGCAACACAATCTTCAACAGGTGGTACAGGTTATGGCAACGCTGGTGGTGCTGGTGCTGATACTGACGGACGTGGTGGCGGTGGTGGTGGAGCAGGAGCAGTTGGCTCTGACGCACCAGGAACAACTACTGCAGGCGCAGGTGGTAGTGGAACAAATGTTTTTTCAAGTTGGTTATCAGCAATTTCAAGTTCAATGGCTGCAGGTTGGCAAACAGCTGTATCAACTGGTTACATAGCAGGTGGTGGTGGCGGTGGTGCAATTAACAATCCGGGTGCAGGTGGAACTGGTGGTGGTGGTGCTGGTGGACGTAGAGATATAACTGCTCCTTCTGGTGTAACAAATACTGTATCAGGTGGTGGTGGTGCTGGCGACAACTTAAACAATGGTGGTGCTGGTGGTTCAGGAATGGTTATATTAAGAATCGCTGGAACTTACACAGCTATAAGTACAACAGGTTCACCTATAAGAGTTGTTTCAGGCGGTTACACATATTATGGTTTTACTGGAGACGGAAGTATCACAGTCTAATGGCACATTTTGCAAAACTTGATAAAAACAATAAAGTATTAGAAGTTCACGTAGTAAATAATGATGTACTTGATTCAGATAACGAAGAACAAAGCGGAATAGAATTTTTAACTGAATGGTCTAATGGTTATACAAATTGGAAACAAACTTCATACAATGCAACTTTTAGAAAGAATTATGCTGGTATAGGTTTTATTTTTGATGAAGAATTGAACGCTTTTATTGCACCTAAACCTTACACTAAATGGATATTAAACAAAGAAACTTGTCAATGGGAATCACCAATGCCATACCCAACAGACGGACAAAATTATGAATGGAACAACAAAAAAGGAGAATGGGAACTAAATGGCTAACTACAAAGCAATAGCAGCTTCATACAGCAGAGCATTTCTTGCAGCAACAATAGCCTGTTATCTTGCAGGTGTCACAGATCCACAAGCATTACTAGCCGCAGGTTTAGCAGCTGTGCTTCCACCACTACTTCGCTGGATTTCACCAAGTGATAGCACTTTTGGCTATGTCAAGGTCAAAGACAACAACGAGCACTAATGATAGGCCGTCAAGCTGCAGAGCAAATGCAACAATGGCACATTGAACGTAAAACAGGTGTTAAAGGTATGTGTCTTAAGACTTGCCGTTTAGCTTGGAAAATACCCGCAAAATATCCTTCCGCTATATCTGCATGGGATAACACACCTGCAAAGAACAAATTTACTGATCCAATGAGTGCACCTATTGGTGCAACACACTTTTGGAAAGGCGGACGATTTGGACATGTTGCTATCCAATCCCATAAAGCAGGTTATATTTGGTCTACCGATATTCCAGACAAGGACTTGATAGGCCTTTCTTACTACACAACTGTAAAAGACAAATGGGGCTACAAATACCTTGGTTGGACTAACAAACTGAATGGGGTCAATCTAAATGTCCAAGCCTAAAGTAAAGAAAACAACTATTGAA